GCAGCGAGCAGTCGCGGATGTCGCGTTGCGCCTTGCGGTCGCGGCCCTGGACCTTGACGCCGAGGGTTTCCAGGCGGGCCACCAGATGCTGGCCGATAAAGCCGAGATGTCCGGTGACCAGAGCGGACTTCATCCCTTCTCCATCAGTGATTTGAGCGCCGCGTCGTAGGCGGCCTGCCCGGTTTCCTTGGTGTAGCCGACGCTCTTGACCTCAGTCCCGCCGCCGTCACTACCTGCGATATCGTGGGCGTCGATGGTGATCGACTTGTCGTATTTCTCCACCACCGGCTTGCCGTCCACGTCGGCACCCAAGTTGATGGTGATGACAAAGCGTTCGCTCAACGGCTTGTCGCCGTTTTTCGCCTCGCCGACGCCCGCGTTCTTGGCCAGGAGTTTGGCGACGTCGGTGGCCGCCACCAGCGGCTCACGCATGTCGAGCGCACGTCGTGTAATGGCGGGCAACAGCTGCTCCAGATAGGCCAGCGAGCCGATTTTCACCCGGTCCGCTGTCGAGGTGGTTGAATTCCACTCCAGCGTGAACTGTTCTTTCGCCCTCGCAAAGAACTCCAGCTTGCAGATCTCGTAATAGTCGGTCTCGTCGATGCCGAAATCGCTGAAGATCTGCTTGTAGGGGCGGATGTTCATGGCCATTTCGCGGGCCAGCTTCGCCAGGGTGATTTCGTCGAGGTCGATCATGGTGGCCCCATAGCATGTAAGTATTAAGCAATTATTAGCATTTGTCTGGTTTCTTAGCCCGATGGCAGACCCACAGCTCAATGGCGGCGGCCCGCTTGGCCAGCAAGGCGTCATGAACGTCGTCCCTCCGGCGGCGTATGAGGCCATGCTGCTGAAGCAGCAGCAGGACAAGGCAGCCCAAATGGCCCCGCAACCGGCGGCGGTAGCGCCCCCGGAGCTGGTCGGCTACATCCGCGCCCAGTTCGAGATGATGCGCAACCATCGCAATACCGCCTCTGGCTGGTCCAACCGGATGCTGGAGGCGCTGCGCACCTTCAACGGGCAATATTCGCCGACAAAAATGCAGGAAGTGAATAAATTCGGTGGCTCCCAGGTCTATGCCAGGCTAACAGCTCAGAAGTGCCGGGCGGCAAGCTCGCTATTGCGGGATATCTATCTGGGTCCAGACCGGCCATGGTCGGTGCGTCCGCCTGCGGACCCGGATATCCCCGACGAAATCGTGCAGAAGATCGACGGCCTCATGCAAAGTGAGGCCCAGATGATCCAGCAGACCACCGGGCAACCGGCCTCTCCCGACGATATCCGCAAGCGCAAGGACTCGCTGATGGACAGTGCGCGCGAGGCCGCGCGCAAGAAGGCCAGGCAACAGGCCCAGATTGCCGAGGACCGCATCGAGGAATTCCTGCGCGAGGGCGGCTTCTACCACGCGCTGGCCGAATTTCTGGTCGATCTGCCGATTTTCCCGTTCGCCTGCATCAAGGGGCCGGTGGTCAAGATCATGCCGCAGGTGAAATGGCCGCCGGGCGGGGGGCGGCCTACGGTCGAGCAGGTGCCGATAATGACGTGGGGGAGGACATCCCCGTTCGACCTGTGGTGGACGCCGGGGATTGCCGATATCGAGAACGCCAGCGTGATCGAGAAATCACGGCTGACGCGGGCCGAACTTAACGATTGCCTGGACCTGCCGGGTTTCGACCATAACGAGGTGCGGGCGGTACTGGACGAGTACGGGCGTGGCGGCCTGTACGACAACTGGGACACCACGGACGCGGAGCGCGCGGTGCTGGAGTCCCGAGAGAATCCGGCGTGGAACCGGTCCGGTCTCATCACCCAGATGGAGTTTCATGGCAACGTGCAGGGCCGCATCCTGCAGGAATACGGCATGCCGGGGGTGTCCGACGAATTGCGCGACTACAGGATCGACGCATGGTGTATTGGCTCGCATATCATCAAGGCGCAACTATCGCCTTCGCCGCGTGCGCGGCATCCGTATTTCATTACCTCGTTCGAGAAAGTGCCAGGGACGCCGCTGGGAAACGGCTTGACCGAGATGATCGCGGATTTGCAGGATGTCGCGAACGCTACGCTACGAGCCTTGGTCAACAATGTCTCGATTGCGTCCGGCCCGCAGGCGGTCGTCAACGACGACCGTGTGCTGCCGGAGGACAATACGGACGATATCTACCCCTGGAAGCGGTGGCATGTCAGGAACGATCCGGTCGGCGACAATGCCAAGGCCCCGGTGGAGTTCTTCCAGCCGCAGAGCAACGCCCAGGAACTCATCATGGTGTTCAAGACCTTCGTCGAACTGAGCGACGATGTGTCGGCGATCCCGAAGTATATTGGCGGCCAGGCCAGCGGCGGGGCGGGCCGAACTGCTTCTGGCTTGGCCATGCTGATGGGCAACGCCTCCAAGATCTTACAGACGGTGGCCGCCAACGTTGACAGGGACGTGTTCGAGCTGGCGCTGCAGCAACTGGCCGATCTGGTGCTGCTGTCCGATACATCGGGCATCCTGACCGGTGAGGAGGACCTTTATGTCCAGGGTGTTTCGGTGGCTGTGCAGCGCGAGACCCAGCGCCAGCGCCAGCTCGAATTCCTGCAGCACACCAACAACCCGATTGATATGGGCATCATGGGCAACATGGGCCGTGGGGCCGTGCTTCGCTCTGTATCTCAAACTATCGGTCTAGACGGCGACAAGGTAGTGCCGTCGGACGAGGAGCTGGAGAAGAAGCAGAAGGCCCAGGACGAGCAGGCCGCCCAGCAGGCCATCGGCCAGAAGGTCGAGCAGGGCATCCAGCTCGGCGTCCAGCAGGGCATCACCAAGATCACGGCGGAATTGACCCAGGCGGGCATCGCCCAACAGGCGATGATGGGTCAAGGGATGGGGGCCGGGCCTCCTGGCCAGGGTATGGGTCCGCCTCCCGGCGGGCCGGGGGGTGGTCCTGGTCAGTCCTCGCCTCCCGGTCAACCGCCGGGTGGGCCGCAACCGCCCGCCAACCAGCAGGAAGCTGCCGGGCAGGCCCAAGGCAACCAGGCTTCCCCCATGAGCAATCAGTTTGCCCAGCCCGCCAACGTGGTGGGCAACCAGCGGCAACCCCCAGGTCCAGGCGGACGACCGCCCCCTATCGGAGGCGGACCAGGCTAACCAAGGAGAACGAGCATGACCACAGGCGCTACCGGACCGACGGGTCCTGCGATCAAGACCTTCTACATCAAGACTCGCCGGACCAGTCCGTTTCTCTACGAAACCGTCGAGGCGATGGACCGCGAGATGGCGATTAACCAGCTGACAAGCGCCATTCCCGAGGGCGAGCAGCTTGAGGTTATGGACGTTACCGACATCACCGGGATGGAGGGGCCGACCGGGACAACCGGTGCGTCGGGTCCGACCGGGACAACCGGTGCGTCGGGAGCCGCGCGCAAGTAATGTCGCGTTTGATATGGAACGCCATCGTCAAGAACGAGGCAGCGATCATCGACCGCTGCGTCAGCTCACTGTTGCCGCATATCGACGGTGCCGTCATCGTCGATACCGGCTCCACCGACAAGACGATTGACATCCTGCGGACACGGTTCAAGCAGGCCAACAAACCCATCGAGGTTTATTTACAGGATTTCATTGATTTCGAGGACGCCAGGAATTGGGCGTTGTTTTACGCGCGAGAGAGTGCGCTGGAGTGGGATTACCTCCTGCTGGCCGACGCCGACATGGAGTTGAAGGTCAACAAGCCCAATTGGCTCAACGGCGCGAAGGGATTGTCCTATGACCTCAAGCAGACCGCCGGATCCGTTGGATATTATAATCGACGAGTGGTTAGTCGCGCAGCTGCAGGCCAGTACGTTGGCGTCACGCATGAGTATCTTGACGTGGCAACGGACGGTTGCCTTGATGGCGCTGAGTTTATCGACCATGCAGATGGAGCTAACCGGCCTGAAAAGTTCAGCCGCGATATTGCCCTTCTTGAAAAAGCCCTCGAAACCGAGACTCGTCCCGGACTGATCCAGCGATACCACTTTTACTTAGGCCAGTCCTACTTCGATGCGGGCCAGTGGGCCAAGGCGGCGGAGCATTACAAGATACGGACAGAGCTGGGCGGGTTCGACGAGGAAGTGTGGAATGCGCAACTGCATTACGCGCACTGTCTGGAAAACCTTGGCGACAAACCTGGATTCCTCTGGGAATTGCTACGGGCCTATCAGCTTCGTCCACATCGAGTTGAGTCGTTGTACGATCTTGCCAAATATTTCCGGGAACGAGGTGACAACCAGGCTTCGTTGCTCTTTTCCGAATCCGGAATGCGCGTGCCGTACCCCAAAGACGATCTGCTGTTCGTCAATAATTACGTATATCGAACTGGCCTGAGAGAAGAATACGCGATCTGCGCCTACTACGATTCGCACCAGCGGCATCGTGGTGCCAAGGTTTGCAACGCGCTGGCGCTGGACAAGAATGGCACGCATCAATCGCGCGAGCAGGCGCGGGCCAACCAGTATTGGTACCTGAAGCCGCTGGGCCAGCACGTCGAATCCTTCGATCCCAAGCTAATCGAGTTCGAGCCAGAGCCGGGCTGGGTGCCGATGAACCCCTCCATCATCAACTGGAGTGGTGCACCATCGCTATTGGTTCGCACCGTGAACTACCGAATTACGCCAGAGGGGGTTTATGCAATACGGGGACGTGACGGTACTTATAGTCGGGAGCATCCTATTAATACTCGTAATTATCTTCTCAATCTGGATTACGAACTGAATGTCCAATTTAGCGCTGAAATAGAACTGCCGGAGAACTGGCCGGAAGCCAAATACGATCTGGTGCGGGGATTCGAGGATTCCCGGCTGTTCCAGTGGCACAACCAGTTATGCACGCTTTCGACGGTGCGGGAGCTGAATGCCGGAGGCTGGTGCGAGCAGGTGCTGGCCCCGATTCTGATTCATGACGGCAAGGCGCGCTATGGCCCCTGGCAGCAAATTTTGCTGCCCAACCGCCAGAACGAAAAGAACTGGATGCCCTGGGTGCAGGGTGACGTCATCAAATACGTCTACCGGCTGGGCACCCTGGTCGATAGCCAGGGCATGCAGACCTTCCACCGCGATCCGGATCTGGACATTGGCCATATCAGCGGTGGCTCGCAGGTTTGCACGGCGGAAGGCATTCACATCGCCGTGGTGCATGAGGCCCGGCACATTCCAGGCAGCCCCTGCCGTTACTACCAGCATCGCTTCGTGACCTTCGCCAACGACGGCGGAGTGCTGCGAATGTCGCCGCCGTTCGTGTTTCACGAACGGCAGATCGAGTTTGCCGCCGGGCTGGCCTACTTCCCCGATAAAAGACAGCTGATGGTGAGTTACGGGGTTCGGGACTGTGAGGCTTGGGTTGCCACCATGGACCTCGACGACGTGATTGCCTTTATCGCGGAGGGATCATGATTACCGCCGTCACCGGCTTCGTGCCGATCCCCGGATACCCGCGTTCGGAAGCGACCTATCGGGCGCTGGGGCGCAGGCTGCTCGATTGCGGCATTCCCATCATGACGCTGGAGAACGACCTGGAGGAGTGCTGGCTGTACGAGTTCCTGGAGGATCGCGGGCGCATGCCGACCCATTCGGTCAGCGACAATCCGGACAAGAACACGCTGGCCTACCACATCGTGCAGGCGCAGAAGTCGGAGTGGCTGGCGCTGGCGGCGACACAGAACCCGGAAGCCGAGGTGCTGGTCTGGATCGACTACGGGATTTTCCATATTCCGGACATAACCCCTCAAATCGTCAGGGATTTCATGGCGCGGGCGGCGGGTGAGAAGACTATCGCGATTCCCGGCTGCTGGGACGAGGACTACATCTATGACGATCACCATCCGTGCTGGCGGTTCTGCGGCGGGGTGATCGTGGTGCCGAGGCGCTACGTGTTCGCGTTCGACCGCGCCATGAAGCGCGAATACGTCCGCTGGATCGACCAGACCAACAACCTGTCCTGGGAGGTCAACACCATCGCCAGGATCGAGCGGAACGAGCCGGATCTGCCGATCTGGCATTACCAGGCCGACCATGGCCGGATGCTGTTCACTGAATACAAAGCGGGGGTGGAAAATGCCCTATGATCGCGTGGTTATTTCTTCCGGGCACGGGCTGTACGTTCGCGGCGCGTCCGGGGTGCTGGACGAGGTGGACGAGGCCCGCAAGGTGGTGGAGCAGGTGGCTACGGCGCTGCGGATGGGCGGCATCGAGACGGTCACCTACCACGATGACGTCAGCAAGACCCAGAACGAAAACCTGAACCGGATCGTGGACTTCCATAATAGCAAGGCCAGGGACCTCGACATCAGCTGTCATTTCAACGCCTACCAAAGCACGTCCAAGCCGATGGGAACGGAGGTGCTGTACATCACCCAGCATGAACTGGCCAAGAAGATGTCGGCGGCGATTGCCTCTGTCGGGTTTCTCAACAGGGGCGCGAAAAAACGTAACGACCTGTTTTTCCTCAACCACACGGCGATGCCCGCGATTTTGCTGGAGGTTTGCTTTGTGGACAGCCAGGCCGACGCCAAGGTCTACCGGGACAGTTTCGACGTCATTTGCAACGAGATCGCGTTCGCGCTGGGGGCTGATTTCGACGGCGACACTGCAATAGAGTTACCCCCTCCGGAAGAAACAGCAGACGAGCTGCTGTGTGCGGGCAAATGTTCGTATTTCGGCGGGCCTGACGATACCGGGGTCAGTCCCCAGGAAGGGCTGGCGTTTCATTACGATGTTACAAAAACCAACCAGCATCTGTTTCTGCCGTTCGACAATGGGCTGGGTTTAGCCAGAAGGTTAAATCCCTGGGTTCATTATGTGGCGTGCCGGTGGGATTATGCCGTTACCCCCAAAACAATGCTGGCTAACTCTGGACAGCTGGCGCTGGTGCGCGCAATCAAGACCGGGCGTGAACTGACCGCCATTCCGGCGGACTGGGGACCGCACCAGGACACTGGCAGAGTGGCCGACCTTTCGCCCAGTCTGATGGCCGATCTTGGAATCGAGACTGACGACGAAGTAGAGGTTATTTACCCGTACAAAGGAGACACATGATGCATCCGTTCCTTGCGATGATCGTTCCGATGGGTGGTTCTATCGGTGGTGGAGGCCCGGTCGATCCCGGCTATTCGCCGCCGTGGGCACGGCCCAATCCTCCAGGCCAGCCGCCATTGGGGATCTGGGGTCCGACCGACCCGCGTCCGGGTTATGGCCTTCCCGGCAACCAGCCCTATCCCGACCAGGGTCTTCCCGGTAACCAGCCGTATCCGGATCAGGGTCTTCCCGGCCAGCAGCCGCGCCCGTGGGATCCGATTCGTTATCCCGACCAGGGCCTGCCGGGCAGCCAGCCGAGGCCGGACCAGGGATTGCCAGCTTTTCCCAGCCATCCGATTTACATCCCGCCGGTAGGCGCACAGCCGCCGCTGGGGATCTGGGGACCGACCGATCCGAGGCCGGGTTACGGCCTGCCGGGCGAGCAGCCGAAACCGACGCATCCCATCGTGATTCCGCCCGACCTGCCGCCGACCACACCCGAAGGTGGCCGGATCGAATGGAAGACGGCGTGGACGCCCACCACCGGCTGGGTGGTGATCGGGATTCCGCAGGAGCCACATCCAACGCCGTCGTCTAGCTTTTGAGTCAATTGGGGAACGGGTGTCCCGTACCCTCCGGTCGATCATCGAACCGTAACGACAGTCCAGGGGGGCGGGAAACCGCCCCTCTTTTCATTAAGTAAATATTAACATTTGTTCTCTAGCCTCGCCGTATGGTTGACGAGGTAAAAAGCTGGGTCAGAGAGAATTCTGCGCTGGTCTATTTTTTGATCGCGCAGATGATCGCTATTGGCGCAGGTGCGGCCTCCATTCTTGCTTATGCCGTAAAATTAGAAACCAGAGTCTCGATCATGGAAGAACGCGGCGCGGCCTATACCGTCGCGAGAATGGATGAGTTGAAATATAAGATCGCCGTGCTTGAACAGCAGATTGATAAAAACGAGGACTCGATCAAGCGTATCATCAACGAATACCTGAAAGACCGGCCAAAATGATCGAGCGTGGTGGCAATATCGCAGGCGTGCTCGACGTCATGAAGGCGCAGCCGCTGATCCTTGGGCTGCTGCTGGTTATTTTTGCGTTGATCGGTTTTGTCTATTTACAGTCTTCGCAATTCAACGACCAGCGCGCCGAGAATGTGAAGTTGTTCGTGCAGGTTCAGGGCGAAGTCCAGAAGCTGCTTTCCCAGTGCATCGTGCCGCCGCCACCTAACAGGAGCTGACCATGGCCATATCCGTCATATCCGGCCTCACGATTCCGGCGGGGCAATCGCTGTCGAATGCGGTCGATTGCGCCGGGTTTCAGATCATTCGTATTGTTTGTCCGGACGGCTGGACGGCGGCTCCGCTAACGTTCCAGACGTCGGCGGACAATGTGACGTTTCATGATTTGCAACACATCCAGAGTGCGACGGGATCTTTTGTAGCCTACGAAACAACGGTTGCCACCGTGAGGCCGGGAACGGTGCTGGCGATGCCGGTCAATACCGGGGACCTGATGGCCTGGGTCAAGATTCGCTCCGGCACCAGCGTGCTGCCGGTGAAGCAGGAAGCGGATCGGGTATTCAGCCTGGAGGTATACCCGAAGGCGTCGGGGGCAGGGGTAGAGGGACCAGAAGGACCGATTGGCCCTCAAGGTCCTACTGGTACGCCTGGTACGCCTGGTACGCCCGGCGCTGCCGGTGTGACCGGCCCTGCAGGCGCTGCGGGACCAACTGGCCCAGCAGGCTCCGGCATAGGCGTCACCAACGGCAGTAACGCGGCTGCGGGCATGATTGGCGAGGTCATCAGTGGCAACAACGCCGCTGGCCTATCGCTGACAACCAACGTCCCAGCCAACCTTATTACGATCACGCTGACTCCCGGCGACTGGAATGTCGGCAGCATCACCACCTTCACTCCGGCAAGCACTGGCGCAAACGGACTCGCTTCCGGTATCACGCTGACGTCGGGTACGTTGCCGACCGATGCGGAGATTACGTCCGGCGTAGGCATTTTGAACCAGCTGTGGGCGTCCTCGATGCCTTCGAACAAGGTCCAGAATATCCCGACCTCGCTGGTCCGGGTTAACACCGCTACGACGAAGAGCGTCTATCTGGTGGTGATGGCGTCGTTCGGCGGCGGCACGGTGACGGCGACCGGATATATGTCGGCCCGGCGGGTCCGTTAGTCTTTTATTAAGGGTTACGGGCTAGTTTTTGTGGGAATCAACAGGAGGCTTTCCTATGGCGGGAAAATTCAAAGGCGAATCCGAGAAGGATGTCACCTTCGCGGAAGGCGGCGACACCCCGATGTTCGGTCCGCAATCGGCGGGTCCGGACAAGCCGGGAAATACCGGCAAGGACACCGGGTCAGCGCCTGGTGCCAAGTTCGCCAAGGGCGGATCCGGCAAGATGTTCGGCTTTAGCCCGTCGCAGGACAAGGAAGCCGGTAAAACAGGACAGCGCTGATGGCCAGGGGACCGAAGCTCATCAAGGAGCCGAAGCAACCCAAGCCGATGGACCCCAACAAGGCGGTGCTGAACCCGCCGCGCATGCGGCCCACCTCCACACGCAACTACGGCAAGGGCGGCACGCCGTTGTCGGGTGCGCCCGACATGGGGCTGCGCGGTGCCGGGATTGGCTATGGTGGGCCGGGAGGGATCAAATATGGCTTTTAAGAAGGACCTGACCAAGCTCACGGCCAAGGGCCGGATCGACACCAACCGGGGCAAGGGCTCCACCACCCAGCGCACCGCGCCGCGCGAGATGGAAACCCTGACCGGCGGCAACCCGCTGCAGCGGATGATGAATCAATATCCGGCGGCCCCGCAACCAGCTCCCACGCCATCCAGGGCGGCGGATCTTACGCCGTCACCGACGGCATCGATGCCGTCGCTGGGGATTCCAGACAAGGCATGAGTGCGTCAACCAAGGACATTTCGGCTCACGCGCGCTTTATCCGGAATGCCGCGCCACAGGTGTACGAGGATTTCTGCAAGGAATTCGAGAAGTACACGGAAGCATCGATTGTCGCCGTGATTGAAACAACGGGTGAAGAACTGGTTCGAGCGCAAGGACGGGCGCAGCAATGCCTGAAGATCCTGCGCGTTCTGCAGGAGGTTAAGAATGGCAATTGATGTGACGGTAGATGCCACCCCGAAACAGCAGCTGCCCTACGATCCCAACGATATTCCGGAGGCGGTCAGGGAGCGCGCGGCGCGCATTGACGCCCTCTATTCGAATGGCCCGTCAGCGGATATCCCCCCTGCTGGCGAGCCAGGGCCTGTCCAGCTTCCACTGCCTGGGCTGGAGCCCCCGCAGGCACCGCCGGTAAACCAGCCTTCTCCGGCGGCGTCTGCGGAACGTGCTGCGGAGCCCGACGAACAATCCTGGCACCATCGCTTCCTGGCGATGCAGGGGCGTTACAATGCCAGCCAGCGAACGCTGGGCGAAATGCAGGAGCAGATGGTGCAGCTGGGCAACGAGCTGGTGCATGCCCAGCAACAGCCCGCGCCGAGGCAAGAGCCACCGCGAAGCAATGTGGAAGCGCCGCGCTACCTGACCGACAAGGACGTGCAGGATTACGGCCCTGACCTGGTGAACTTCACCCAGCGCGCGGCTGCCGAAGCCATTGCGCCGCAATTGATGGCGCTCGACCAGCAGAATCGCGAACTGCAGGCAAGGCTGGCGCAGGAAGCGCGTGCCCGGCTCGACATGAGAGTCGAGGCGGCGATACCGAATTTCAGGGACATCGACCGCGACCCGCGCTGGCACCGCTGGCTGCTTGGCATTGACATGCTATCGGGACGTGTGAGACAAACCCTATTGGACGAGGCAATCTCAGCGGCGGATGCCCCTAGAGCTATCTCGTTCTTCCGTGGATTCCTCAATGAGGAATTCGCCACGGGCCACATTGAGCCAGCGTACTCTTCTCAGCAGGCAGCGCCTCCTAGAGAAGCGGCGGTCCCCCTGGCTTCATTAGCGGCTCCTGGCAGGGCGAGGCCAGCCACCGGAGGAGACTTCGGCGGGTTGCCCGAGAGCCGTCTATACACTCGCGCTCAAATTTCCCAGCTCTACACCGCGCACCGTAAGGGTGCCTATGTCGGTCGTGAAGCTGAGTGGAACCGTCAGGAGGCCGACATCATCGCGGCTGGCCGGGAGGGGCGCGTCCAAAATTAACCGGGGGCCGCGCAACCAAAATCAGTAGCCCCCAATCACAGGGGTTACTGCTATGCCAATTCCCAGCGCAGGTTTTGCTGGCGCAACATCGGGCTCATTGCCCGCGCTTACGCCTGTCGGCTCTACACCCAACAACCTCCAGACCACCGGTTTTATTCCCGAGATCTGGTCCGCCAAGCTGGTGGAAAAGTTCTACGCCTCGACGGTGTTATCTGCGATTTCCAACACCGACTATGAAGGCGAGATCCAGAACCAGGGTGATCGCGTCAAGATCCGCACCAAGCCCACCATCACCATTCGTGACTACAAAGCGGATGGCCTGCTTGGGCTCGACCGCCCGACCGGCGGCTCCGTCGAACTCTATATCGGCACCGGCAAATACTTCTCGCTGATCCTCGACGACGTGATGGAGGTGCAGTCCGACCTCAACCTGCTGTCGATGTGGTCAGACGACGCCGCCCAGCAGCTCAAGATCGTGGTGGATCGTGATGTGCTTGGCAGCATTGTCGGCACTTCCGCCGTCGGCAACAAGAGCGATACGGCTGGCATCATCTCCGGCAACATCAACCTTGGCAAAAAGGGCACCCCGATCACCATGGTGGGCCGCCAGGCCAATCCGGTGGTTGCCGGACAGGTCGAAATCATCGACGTGCTGCTTCGCCTTGGCCAGTGCCTGGACGAGCAGAATATCCCGGAGACGGGACGCTGGGTGGTGATGTCGTCCGCTGCCGGACGCCAGATCAAACAGTCCGAACTCAGGCAGGCTTACCTGTCCGGGGATCCGGTGTCGATGCTCAGGAACGGCAGGCTGGGGATGGTGGACCGTTTTACCATCTACATCAGCAATTTATTGCCGTCGTCAGCTACCGACGCGACCAACTTCGCGGCCAACGAGCAGCCGATCTTCGCCGGGCACAGCCATGCCCTTACGTTCGCAAGCCAAATTTCAAAAGTCGAAACGCTGCGCTCTGAATTGACCTTCGGCCAGATTCTTCGTGGCCTGCAGGTCTACGGCTTCCAGGTGGTTGATCCCACCGCGCTTTGTGAAGCCCGCGTTCTGCTGGCTTAAGCATTTATTAATATTCTCCCTCTACGCTCCTCCGTCAGCGAGGAGCGTAGATGGCAACATCCCCTTCCTATCATGGCAATTTCAGCGACCGGGACCACCCGACGCTGGCCAACGTAATTGATTACGTCAACGATGCCAGGACCTTGCTGCAGGATAAAATTCCTCCCTACCGCTACGACGATTCCTCGCTGCTGATTGCTCTGAACATCACCATGCTGGAGGCCCGCAGGCTTCGGGCGGACCTGTTCGTCTTCAAGCTGGAGTCGCGGGGCCAGGTGCAGTCGTTCACCGAGGTGGACGACACCTATGTCGATATCGAGCCCCAGTTCCGGCTGGCGATCCTGCACGGGATGTGCGGCCACGCGCTGGAGCGCGACCAGGAGGACGTCCAGGACGTCCGCGCCACCACTTTCTTGGGCATGTTCAACGCCGGGTTGATCGGACGCTCGCTGGCTGGTGTGGCTGGTGGCACGCCGCCTGGCGGGCAACAGGGTGGAGGCCAGGGATGAAACAGGACACCCGCAACTACGGCAAATTCCATCAGCGGTTCGCCAAGGGCGGTGCCGTCAAGGAAGACGAGATGGGCAAGGACGCGGAGCCTGAGATGGGGGACTCCAACTATGCCTTCGGCGGGCCGGTCGAGCTGCAGCATCACGAACAATCCGAGACGGTGCAGAACGACAAGGGCGAGTGGATCAACGTCTACGGTGGCACCACACCGCAGGCTGGCAAAAACATACAGCTGCCGGATACGCCGACCTACCCGACGGTGGACGACGCTGTGAACGCGGCCAAGAAGCGGTCGCTGGATTACGGCAAGGAACATGAGGACGAGTGATGAGCAAATCCGACTGCGACAAATACTGGGCCAAGCTGATCGGCCAGGCCAACGTGGTCCTGACCGGCGCTTCCGATGCTGAACTTCGCGTGCAGCTGTTCGACACCCTGCAGGAGTTCTTCGAAGGCTCCAATTGCTGGATGGAGAACATCAATTTCACGGTGATACCGGATACGCTGGAATACACCTTGATGCCGCTGACGGGCAGGATCGAGCGGCTATTGGGCGTGGTCGATCAGCACAACGTGCCGCAGAACGCGGTCATGATGGACATTGGCACGGTGCGCTTTTTGTACCCCTACACCAATGCGCAGCCGATGATGGCGACCGTGGTCAAGAACGTCACCGATCCCTTCGGCTGCTACCCACCCAATATTCCGGACTGGTTCCTGCCGAAATACGGTAATGGGCTTTTGAGCGGGCTATTGGGCTACATGATGCTGCAGCCGGGTCAGTCTTATTCGAACCAGGCAATGGCCTCATTTCATCTTTCGCGGTTTCGTGGAGTCCTCTCTCACGCACGCTCCGCCACCACGCGCGCAAATACCGTAGGTGCTCAGGCGTGGTCATATCCGCAGTCCTTCCGGGTGACGGGGCAGCGTGGCGGGGTCAGCACCTACAACGTTCATCCGGCGATCTTGAGGTGATCCCATGTCGGTTCGCAAGTTCGGCGACTGGACCAGGCACAGTACCACGTCGGCGCGGGTCGATCTCGCCATCGACAACAACGGCACCTGGATGGATGCGTTTCAGTTCGGCGAAACCGACGATACCACCTGGACCCTGCGCGACATGACCTTCGAACTCGACGTCCAGCGCAACGCCTACGACCTGGTGCCGCTGCTGTCGCTGTCGAGCGCCAGCGGGCGAATCGTGGTCGATGACGTCAACAAGCGCGTGCTGCATTTCGACGTTGCCGCTGACGACATCCAGGCCAGCCTGACGCCTGGGACCTATCTCTACGATCTCGTCATGGTCGATGCGCAGGACCGGCGGGTGCCGTTGATGCACGGCTCGCTTGAGGTCACCCAGGGCGTCACCTATCCCCCATGAACCGGTGGCGCAATGGTCGTAAAACACAACGATCCGGCTAATATTCTCGCCCAACCGGTCATTGTCGTCGGCGGGCCGACCGGGCCGTCGGGTGGACCCACCGGACCCACCGGCCCGGCGGGGCAGGGTACCTATGTCACCGGGCCGACCGGCAAGGGCGCGTTTACCGGACCAACCGGCTACACCGGCCCGACCGGGCCTGGCGCGTTCACCGGCCCGCAAGGGCCGACCGGGCTGACCGGTCCGGCGGGGGCGGGCGCGCAGGGGCCTGTCGGGCCTACCGGGGTCACCGGCTACACCGGCCCGCCCGGTACCGGCCCTACAGGATCTACCGGCCCGCAAGGCTCGCCCGGATTTGCCTCGACCACGGGCTCGACCGGACCGACAGGCCGGGTGGGCCAGACCGGACCCCAGGGGATTCCGGGCACCGCCGTCAATACCGGGGCCACTGGACCCAGCGGGCCGACCGGGTTTACCGGACCCAGCGGGCCGACCGGTTTGCCGGGTTCGGCGGTCAATACCGGGGCTACCGGGCCGACGGGCGTCACCGGGCCGTTCGGCCCGACCGGGCCGCGAGGCATTCCCGGCGATGCCGTCAACACGGGCGCAACCGGGCTTCCGGGCACCGCCACCAATACCGGGGCCACCGGGCCGACGGGAGCGGCGTCCACAGTCGCAGGCTCTACTGGACCAACGGGTTCGACGGGTTTGCAGGGCGCTCCGGGCACCGCTGCCAACACGGGTGCGACCGGACCGACAGGTGGTGGCGGTGGCGGTGGCGGCGCGACCGTTACCGTCAGCGATACCCCGCCCATAAGCCCGGTCGATAACAGTTTCTGGTGGGAGGGGGACACCGGGCAGCTGTTTTTGAGGGTGAACGATGGGTCCTCCACCCAGTGGGTGGCGGCGACCCTGGGCACCCCCGCCAGCCTGACCAGATCGGCCATCGTCGCCATTGTCGATGGCGGCGGGGTGGCCATCACCACCGGGATGAAGGGCTATCTGGAGGTGCCGTTCAATTGCACGTTGAACCAGGCCGACATGGTGGCGGACCGCAGCGGCAGCATCGTGGTCAACGTCTGGAAATGCACCTACGCCCAGTTCGATGCCGGGGCCACGCACCCGGTGGTGGGTGATAAAATTACATCTTCAACGCCGCCGACGATCACGACCAACGTCAAATCGTCAGATTCGACACTGGCGTCGTGGATCACGGCGCTTACCACCGGAGATATCCTGGCCTTCAACGTCGATAGCGTCACGTCGATCCAGCGTGCCGTGCTCACGCTCAGATATACGAGGGTGTGATGGCAACCCTGATCGCTACCGCTGATGGCAATTTGACCGGCAGCACCACGTTCGCGGCGGCGGAAGCGGGGACGGGGGCGCTTCAGATGGTCAGGGGCAGTGTAGCCGATATTTCTTCCGGGGTCACTTGTACGGCGTTCACCGTGACCACCGGCAAGGTGATTGATGCGGTGCTGCTTGTGGTGAGACAGCGAACAACGACTTCGACCGGCACGGTCAAGGTAGCCTTGAACAAGGGCGGTGTGGAGCAGGCGTCGGTGACGGTTAACAAAACCGATTTGCCGACGTTCAACGGTGCCTTGCATCCGGTGCTGTTCAAATTAACGGGCACTGCGACTGGCGACGGTGGTGCGAACTGGACGGTTGTGCTTACGCCGACAGGATCAGGAGATATTTCCTATTACTACAGTGGATCGGCTTTTAACCTGACTCGCGCGCTGCGCACCACTACGACACAAGCTCCCGCCGCCGCAGACGATCTCTACATCGTTGGTGAGTTGACGGGTGCTGCCACCAAGAACACTCGCACCGTGACGATGGACTCCACTGCCGCTACTGTCTATGGCAACGGTGCCATTAACAACAATGCTGGCATCCACATTTCCAACTGGGGCACGCTGACCTACGCGGGTGTCGGTGGTTCGACTCCTGCAACTTTTGACGGTGTGAATTCAGCGCAGATCACCACGTCGAATGGCGGGCGAAAGGCAACGGTTTCCGGCACGGTCGTGGCCCATATCGGCGCACGAAGTGCAACGACGATGACCACCGGCAAGTATTATTTCGAGCTGACACTGAACCAGAAAACGGCGGCTACGTTTGCCGGGGTTTTGCTATCGACCGGCACCTACACCGATATGAACGGCGGGCAGAACAGTTTTGAAGTCGCGGATAGCGGCGATATTTATTCGCAGAACAATTTCCAGAGCAAGAATATCGGGGCGGTTGTCACCAACGATGTGGTTGGCTTTGCCATCGACCTGACGGCGCGATTATGTTGGGTGCGCCGGAATAACGGCACCTGGAACGCCAGCGGCACGGCCGATCCGGCGACCGGTGTCGGCGGCATTACCATCGATGCCGGGGCGTTCGCGCCTGCGGTCTGCTTTGCTTATGGCTATGTGGTCGGTGACGCCTGGACCGGCAATTTCGGTCAGGCCGCCTTCGCCAATGCCGCGCCATCAGGCTTCGGCAATTGGGCAACGACCGTTGCCGGTGGTGGCAACTACATCCTCCGCGTGGCCGGGGACGTCATCGTCTACCAGTACGGCACGCTGAACATGGGGAGCAGTGCGGGGGGCAGCGGCTATGGGACACTGGACACGGCCACGGCTTCCAATGTCACGCTGTCGAACGGTAATCTTACCGTAACCAGCACCGGCACGACAGCAAACGAACAGGGTGCGCGGGTTGCGGCGACAAAAACCACCGGCAAATATTACTTTGAGGCCACGATAGTAGCTGGTGGTTCTTTTGGGGTTGCCGTCTGCACGGCGGCATCGACTTACACCAATTTGAACCAGAGCGGCGCGACGACGGGTGTCGTGATGTTCTGCTTTAATGGTCAGATATGGAGTGCGGGTGCCAATTCAGGTAGTTCGCTGGGTGGTCGCTCGGTAGGTGACAAGATCAGCGTGGCGGTCGATCTCGACAACCGCACGATCTGGTTTCGGGTTGCGCCATCCGGCAACTGGAATGGCAGCGGCACCGCTGATCCGGCAACCAACGTCGGCGGTGTTACGATCCCGGCAGGGGCGATGCTTCCGGCATTCTGTTTCAACACTGCAACCACTTCGGGCACTGGTAATTTCGGCGCGACGGCCTTCACGGGCACGGTGCCAAGTGGATTTACATCTGGTTGGGATGTAACCAACCCCGCCTCCACCGCCATCCTCGAATTCCAGCAAGTGTCCGCCGATGGCGATTTCGGGCTGCGCTGCCTCGACAACTCCACCGTCACCATCACCGGCCAGCCGCGCACGGCGGGCAAGAACGTGGTGAAGTGCAAGCTGACGGCGGATGTGGCGGGAGCAGGCAATGTGCTCACGGCGACGAGTGGGAGCTTAGGAACTATCCCTAGTAATGCCGGATTAGACGCATCTGGGAATTCTTTGCTGGCTAATGGTTTCACGGACAATTCTACGTCGGGTGTCCATGCCGTAAACAACACTGGTCCCAGCATCAACAACACCACGCAAACCGGCAGTGTCTGGTTGGCGCGTGGTAGCGGTCTTAATAATCGCTATGTTCGTGTGTACGTGGGTAACAACACGGCTATCGCGAATAGTACGAGCGGATTTTATTCGGACATCGACCTTCAGGCCGGAACGGCGGGCACAGTTACGGCGGTCGGTACGGGCGTTGCCACCAGTGTCTCGATCACGGCGGTTGGCGTAGGCTATCTTGTTCGCATCACCGGCAAAGTTAGCACCGTCAGCAACACACCCAATTTTGCTCTGATTGCATGTTCAGCGGCAGGCACAACGACATATGCAGGCAACACTACTCAATGTTTTATCTACGATCACGTTGCTCTCGTTACCACCGCCTCGATGTCCGACACCGTCTTCAACGTCGATGCCGACACCGGCTGGCTTAACGGCGATGCCGTTTGTGTGGCCAGCACCACCCGCACTGCTGCCGAATGTGAAATCTTTCCGCTCAATGCCAACGCAGGCGCGTCCTCGTTCACCAGTGCGTTGTATCCGTTTGGATTAAGTAATGCCAGTATTTGGTCTTCCACCCACCACGGCACCGCGCCGATCCAGGCCGAGATCGGGCTGCTCACCCGCAACGTCAAGATCCGGTCCACGTCGCCGACGCTGATGAGCTACGTCTACTGCACGGCGCTGGCGACGGTGACGGCGAGCTGGGCGGAGTTTTACTATTTCGGAGCCAACGCCATCGCCAAGCGCGGCATCGAGATCGACGGTGGCGTGGTGGCTAACCCAAAATCCTTTACCTATTGCTCGATCCACGACAACGATTTTAGTGGGGTATATTGCGTAACCAGTACCGTCACGTCCTTGAACCTGGTCCTGTCCAATAACGTTTTTTGGCTACAGACCTCTGGCACTCCGGCTATGGTTACCATATCGGGCACGGTTGCCAAGGATGACTGGACCTTCGATTCCAACCTTGTCATGCGTTGTGGTGGAGCGGGGTTCAATCTGAGCGATATTGGCGGCACCTTTAGCAACAACACGGTCGTTGGACAGACCAACAGTTACAGTTTCAATTTAACAGAAGTCGGATCCGCGATAAAACTGGGGAATTTTGACAACAACACCTGTCATTCTACCGGGGCCGGGCTCTCCGTGGCGGCGTGGTGTGTCGGAACGATCCGCAATTTTACCGCCTGGCGCTGCACCTTTGCCGGAGTGCAGTACAATTATCCATCGACACGCGACCTTACGCTGGAGAACCTGACGATCTTCGGCTGTTATACCAATACCACCACCGGCAGTTTTCACGTCTCGGGTGGCGATGGCGTCAATATAAAAGGCGGCGTTATCGCCGGGGATTCCCTCACCACCTGTTCGTGGGGGATTCGGATCCAACCCGAATATGCGGTGCAGTTCAACGTCAACAACCTCGATATGTCCGGGGTTGGCGGGGCGGGAATTTACCGGTCTCATTTGTGGGCCGACATTGCGCTTAACGGCGGCACCACCGGAGGCACGCCGTGCGGGGTTTTCAACGACTGCAAGTTCAGCGCGCCGCTGCTGACCACGCCAACCTATTTGTTCAGCCCGTTCGGCGCGGCGCTGGGCTTCCAACGTTGCAACGAGGTTGCTGCTGACCATCGCACCGAAAGCGGTGCCGGACAGCTGCGGCTGGATGGCGTGGTTTACCGCACCCAGGGACCGTCGTTGCGGATGATGCCGATTTCGTCGTTCAAGCTGGAGAGCGCGCCGTCAGGCCGGGGTATCCAGGTCAAGGTCGTCGCCGGTTCGACCGTGGCGGCGTCGGTCTATGTGCGCAAGGACGCTTCGTACCGGGGCGCGCAGCCCCGGCTGCTGGTGCGCGCCAACCCGGCGATGGGTCTCGACGTCGATACGGTGTTGGCAACCTGCAGCGGTACGTCCGGGGCGACGGTCCCGGCGCGCTGGAATAACGTGGCTCCCTATATCGTGCTTTCCAACAACAACCTGACGATCAGCAATTTGTTTGGCAACGTCATTTCTAACGAGATGGGGGCCAGGGTCAGCAGTCCGATAGGCGATAAGACCAGCGGCAAGTGGTATTTCGAAATCAAGTACGACACCGTGACCGGCGTCACCACCACGTTCGTGATCGGGATTGGCACCCCCGGAACTGGCTATCTGACGTGGGGATCGACGGCGGTAAACGCGGTCGGGGTGCAGTGCTACGGCGGCTATATCTTCAGCAACAACGTCTACATGAACATCCAGCTTGGCAATATCGCGTCCGGTCAGGTGATCGGCATCGCGGTTGACCTCGACGCCCGGCTGGCCTGGTTCAGGCTCGCGCCCACCGGCAACTGGAACGCCAACGCCTCCTACAATCCGGCCACCGGGGTCGGTGGTGTTCCGATTCCGCCCGGCATGATGGTGCCGTTCAATACGATGTGCGCGGGGGGTGGGCTTGTCCCTGGCAATATTTTCACCGCCAATTTCGGCGCGAGCGCCTTCACTGGCGCGGTGCCCAGCGGCTTTACGTCGGGCTGGACGGTGCCGCAGGGCACCGGCACCGGAGCGTGGGAACTGCTGTCCGGCACCACGTCCGTGTTGTCGGCCAGCGACGTCGGCGCGCTGGAGTTCTATGTCGATTGCGACGGCGTGGACGGCTTCGTCAATGTCGATGACTGGAGCTTCACCACCAATGGCGTCACCACGACCAACAATCTCTCGAACTGGTTCAACGCGCTGCCGGTCACGAATACCGAAGGCGGCGGCGGTGCCAGCGGCGGCTACTTCTCGGCGGGGTTCGTGTGATGCTGAATTTTCCCGACAGCCCAACGCTCAACCAGGTGTTCAACGCCTACACCTGGGACGGCGAGAAGTGGATCAATACGGTGGGCGGCATTCCGATGCCGGATTCCGCGCCAACCATTACGTCCAGCGCCACGGTGTCCAATGTCGAGAACGCGGTCTTGGCGCACAGCCTGACCGCCAGTGAGTCTGTCACCTGGAGCCTCGTCGGCGGTGCCGACCAGGCCCGGTTCGAACTCAGCGGCTCGACGCTGCGATGGCTGAGTAACGGCACCAAGGATTTCGAAGCGCCCAACGACGCCGACGCCAACAACGTCTACGTGGTGACGGTGCGCGCCACCGACAGCGGCAGCCAGACCACCAACCAGACCATCAGCGTGACGGTGACGGATGTCGGCGAGACCTGGACGCCGGTTGCGCTCACCGGCCTGATCGGCTGGTGGGACGCCAGCGTGACGGCGAGCCTGACGATTGGAAGCGGCAGCAAGATCACCAATATCGCCGACCAGAGCGGCGCGGCCAATCATCTGGGCAACGGAAGTACAACAGAAAAGCCGACCTACAACGCGACCGGATTTAATTCCCGTCCGGGAATGGTGTTCGCCACGGCTCTCGATACGAGAATTAACTCGACCAGCGCCTTCCCGATGGGGACAGGGAATACGGTGACTTTTTTTGTTGTCACCACGATAGAAAGCAACAGCGATCTTTGGGGCGGCATCCTGAGTTATCTGGCGGCGGGCCAGTCAAATTCCACCGATAATGTCGCATCGTGGTCCCTGCTACGCAGCGTCAGCAACCCGGTTGCCGCCATTTGGCGAAATGGAGTTACATCCATAGCAACCGGCATGAGTTATTCGACGCCCTACCGGCTGATCGGGACGATCAACTCAAGCGGTCTCATGACGCTGTATGTCAATGGCGTTGCTTCGGGAACGACGGGGACGCAGGCGGGCAACTGGGTAACGGCTGGCACTGCAACAATAGGCAAGGCTGGCAACTTTCTTTTCAACGGCGTCCTAGCCGAATGCGGCATCGCTACCGGCTTCTCCGATGCGACCACGGTGGCGGCGCTCGACACCTACCTCAAGAACAAGTGGGGGCTGCAATACGCCACCTGGGATCCCGCCACCGCCAGCAACGCCACGCTTTCCAATGGCAATCTCACACTTACGAGTACAGGCGGCAGCACCGATCACGGTGCGCATGTCGCAAGCACAGCAGGAAAAATCACCGGCAAGTATTATTTCGAGGTGACGCTGACGACCGATGCGGGCGGTGGCAACAGCGGCTTCGGTGTCGGCACCACGGCATCGACTTACGCCGGTATGGGTCTCAACGCGACCTCCGGTGGCCTGTGCTATGTGAACGGCAGCATCTACGCCAATGGCAGCAACACCGGCTCGACCATCAACAATCCCGCAACCGGTCAGGTGGTCGGCATCGCCGTCGATCTTACAGCCCACAAAATCTGGTTTATAAATCAGACAGCGCCGGGGGTGAATTACCCGGCGTTACCGCTAAGTGGCTGGAACGGTGATGTGTCGAATGGCTCAGGCCACAATCCAGCCACGGGCGTGGGCGGCATGACGCTTCCATCGGGCACCATCGTGCCGTTCGCCACCTTCAACGCCAGCGGCAATGTCTACACCGCCAATTTCGGTGCATCAGCTTTCAGCGGCGCGGTGCCGTCCGGCTTCACATCAGGGTGGACAGTCTAATGGCCACATATTCGAACACGCCTTCGCAAATCATGGCGCAACCGGTGGTGGTTGTCGGCGGACCGACCGGCCCTGCCGGGGGTGCTACCGGTGTATCCGGCCCGACCGGCAATACCGGGCCAACCGGTTTGCTGGGGGGAATCGGACCGACAGGCCCACAGGCTACCGGACCGACAGGCCCGCCGGGTATCGGCGCGTATACCGGGCCGACCGGACAGACCGGACCGCCGGGGTCGTATGGTGGGGTTGGATCGGTGGGACCGACCGGGCCTCCCGGCCCGCAAGGGCCTGGGTTCGCGCCAGCGCAATTGTTCACCACGCATATCGGGCCGTTCGGTCCCTTTGGGACGACGCCGACGGCGCTGGGCCTTAACCGGACCTACATCGCCTACGGCAACGCCATCAAGCTGGCGTTCAACGGCATGGTCAACAACACCACCGGGGGCGGGGTTACCATCGAAATGCGCTACGGCACCGGTACCGCTCCGACTGCGGGGGCGACGACGGGACTGGGTACGCTGTTCGGCATTCCGATCCACCACTTCAGTTCAGACGCGGCGGGCTGGACCAGTTTTACCATCATGGGACAATACTACCTGAACTACGGCACGACCTACTGGTGCGACCTGGTGGTCACGTCAACGAGCGGGGTAGGTGCCAGCGTCAAGGACCTCCAATTCCATATGATTGCGCTCTGACATGGCCAACACCCCCGCCCAGATCTACGCCAAGCCGGTGGTGGTCGCCGGAAACACCGGACCGGCGGGTTTGCCCGGCCCGCCCGGCCTGCCCGGCCCGCAGGGGCCTGGCGGCGAAGCCTCGCTGACCGGCGCAACCGGCCCGACCGGGCCGTCGCAGGGGCCGCTGGGACCAACCGGGCCGCTGGGGCCTTCCGGGGTGACCGGGCCTGGCGGTGCCGTGGGAGTGACGGGGCCTTACGGACACACCGGCCCGCAGGGCGAGATCGGCAATTACGGCCCCATCGGGCCGACCGGCACTACCGGCGGCCAGGGACCGGTTGGACCCTCCGGGCCGACCGGTTCAATCGGACCGGTTGGGCTGACCGGAGCCCCCGGACAGGCGTCGGCGACCGGGGCCACCGGCCCGGTGGGCCAGACCGGCCCGTCGGGGCCGCAGGGCATCGCCGGGGCCGCCGCCGCCACCGGAGCCACCGGGCCAACAGGCGTTACCGGACCGCAGGGACTGTTGGGTCCGGTTGGCGTCACCGGGCCTGCCGGGGTGCAGGGGCTGCAGGGTGTCACCGGGCCGCTGGGCGTGACTGGCCCGCTGGGTTCGACTGGCCCGGCGGGAGGTATCGGGCCTTCCGGCATCCAGGGCGTAACCGGCGGCCTGGGGCCGACGGGTTCGACCGGGCCGCAGGGTATACCGGGGATTACCGGGCCTTCCGGGCCTGTCGGATCGCAGGGTATTCCGGGTGCTGCTGGCAACATCGGCCCGTTCGGTCCGACCGGACCCACCGGGGCCGGGTTGCAGGGGCCGCAGGGCATTGTCGGTCCGACCGGGGCCAGCGGTCCGACCGGCCTGGGGGCCACCGGACCTGCCGGGTTTGCCTCGACGACGGGAGCCACCGGTCCCACCGGGCCTGGCGTGGGAGCCCCCGGACCGGCGGGGCCTACCGGCGCTACCGGCCCTTCGGGGCCGACCGGGGTTGGCGGTTTCAACGGCGTGGACGGCCCGACCGGCTTGACCGGCCCTGCCGGGGTGCCGGGTCCGACTGGCCCCAGTGGTGTGGGTATACAAGGGGTCACCGGACCCACCGGCCCCCTGGGTCCGCTTGGGATCGGGCCGACCGGGCATACCGGGTCTAATGTCACCGGCTCCACCGGAGCGGTGGGCCAGACCGGGCCTGTCGGACTGACAGGGCCTGCGGGCGCTGTCGGACCCACTGGGATGACGGGGGCTGGCGGGGTTGGGCCTACCGGGCCTACCGGTGCGCTTACCAGCAAGGACGCCTTCCGGGCCAAACTGAGCGCCAACCAGACCGGCATCGCCAACAACGTCAACACACGGGTGCGCTTCAACACCAAGGTGTTCGACGTCAACAACAAGTACGACACCACCAACTTCCGCTGGACCCCGCATGCCGGGCCGGTGCTGATCGGTGCCGGGCTGACGTTTACTGCTGGCGTTCGGACCAACACGTCGCCGCAAGTGCTGATTTACAAGAACGGCGCGGCGATTGCCCAGAACGGGGTCGAGACCGACGTCAGCAGCGCCAGCACCCAGGTGATGGTGGTGGATCTGGCCAACGGCACTGACTACTACGAGTGCTATTGCAATGCTTCGTCCGGTGCGACTTCCACCATCGGCGCGGTCAACTTCGTTACAAGTTTCTACGGTGCAGCCTTGATGGGGTGATACGATGGACGAATACACGCTCGTTGTCATGGAAGAGGAGCGGGTTGTCCTGGTGCCCGCCGAAGACTGCACCATCGAGGTACCAGGTGAATGGCGTCTGATCGAGGTACAGGGACATGGCACTGCTAGGTAGCAAGGCACACACCGAGGGCGATATCAGGCGCTGGCGGGTCAACTATGATCGCTGGCTGGACAATACCGCCGAGATCGAACAGGTCGATGTCACGTCGCTGTCGCCGACCTGCACGGTCAGCGACATATCGATCCTGGGGCATGACGTTATTTTCTTTCTTAACGACGGTCTGCTTGGTGAAACCTTTACCGTGACCGTGACCATCACTGATTCGTTTCGGAACGTTAAGACCGATACGATTTCGTTCCACGTCGTAGCAGCCTAAAGGAGAGAACCATGGCCGCAGTTCCAACCACATCTTTTAATCAGTACGCTCCGGGCGGTGTCTGGAAGCAGATTTCGGACGGTGACGCTTCAGGTCCCGGCACGACCTACAACCAGTACGCCAATGGCGGCGTGTGGGAGCAGATGCGGTTGATGCTGACGGGAACACCGGCACTGGACCAGTATTTTCCGGGTAGCGTCTATGCCCAATGCGCGGCCTTGGTGGCGTGATGGCCAAGGAATCCAGGACCGAATCGGTCAACCACACCGAGGATCGGCACGCCAGGCTGAAGGCGGAGTCCGCGAGGCTGGCAAAGGAAGAATTGCTGGCCGAAGCCAACCGGGCCGAACAGCAGGCGGCGCAGGATCGCAAGACCGACAAGGCCGAGGTGGCGCATCTCGAACAGCAGGTTGGCCTGCTGTCCGAGGGCGAAACCAGGGACGAACTGCTCGAACGCATTCGCAGGTTGCGTGAGGACGTGCCGGTGGGACCGCTTGGCCCGCCGCCACCGTCCGAAGCCATGCGCAAGCAGATCGAGATCGAGCAGGAAGCCGGTCGCCAGGCGGTCAAGGCCGCCGAAGAGCAGGCGGAGCGGACAAGGCTGGCGCGGGAAGAAGTGGCAGCCGACATCAGGAAGCGGGAAGGCACCATGCAGGAGGTCCACCACCCCAATCCGGGTATGGACGAGCAGTTTCCTGCCAACAAGGCAACGCTGGGCAAGACAAAATGACCGCGCTCAAGCTGGACAAATTCGGTGGACAATTGCCTGCCTGGGACAGTCGGCTACTGCCGGACGGCCAGGCCGACTATTCCCTCAACTGCTATTTGTTCAGCGGCACGCTGATCGGCTGGCGGCAGCCCAAGCATCTCTACACGCTGAAGAACGCCGCCGCCAAATACGCTTACCGTCTTCCCAACATGCACTCTAACGACACCAGCATCACGGCAACCGATTCGTTCTGGATGGAATTCGAGGACCCCGACACCACCGTGATGCGAACCCCCGTGGTGGGTGATTTCTACCAGCGCTATTACTTCTCATCGCCCAGCCAGCCGCCGAAATACAACACCTACCAGCGCATCATGGACAACAAGCCGCCCTGGCTGCTGGGGGTGCCGGGAAGCGGTTGTGCGCCCGGCGTGGTGGTGGATGGCGGCGGATCGGCGATCCAGGACGGCTTTGTCAGTGTCGAGCCGGGTGTTAGCGGCAACAGCTACCAGCCCGGCAACTCGATGTTCCTGATGCCCATTACCCCCGATGGGGCATTGCTGGTAGCCAGCGTCAACTTCATGCCTGCGGCCACCGACCCCAACGTGATCTATCACGCCGTGATCTACAACGACCTCAACGGCAAGCCCTTCCAGCTGATGGGGGTAGGCAACGAGGTGCAGGGGGTTACTGTCGGTACCACAGCCGCCAGCACCTTCACCAACAGCGTCGGCGTGCAGGCCGACACCGCCTACTGGATCGGCATTTTTCATGACAACGTGCTGTATGTAAATATCGCCAACGGTCGTAACCAGGGCGAAGCCTACAGCGCCACCTATTCCAACGGCCCGCCGCCCGATATTCCCGGCAGTACCACTACGTCCAGCCTGCAGGTATGGACCGACATGATCGGGGCGTCGGTGTTCGCGGCGCGGGCCTATCTCTACACCTGGGTGACCGAGTACGGCGAGGAAGGCCCGCCGTCGGAGGCGTCCATTGTCAACGGCTGGTCCAACGCGGTCTGGACCGTCAGCCTGTACACGCCGATGATCGAGAACCTGGGCGCGGATTACGTCGATCCCGACGACGGACTGACCAAGCCTGCGGATCGCAACATCAAATACACGCGAATTTATCGCTCGATTTCCGACCAGTACGGTCGCGGCACCTTCTTCCTGGTGGCCGAGATTCCCGTCACCCAGGAAACCTATGTCGATGTCGCCGAGGACGACACGGTGTCGCTGAACACCCAGCTGCAGTCGCTGTACTGGTACGCGCCGCCGCCTGATTTGAAGGGTATCTATCCGGTGCCGAACGGCATGGCCGTCGGCTTCAAGGCCAACGAGATCTGGTTTTCGGAATCCTATCGCCCGCACGCCTGGCCGCCGAATTACGTGCTGACAACCGAGTTTCCAATCGTGGGGTTAGGGGTATGTGGACAATCCATCGTTGTATGTACTCAGGGCTCCCCATATTTGGTCACCGGCATCAATCCGGCCTCGATGGCGCTGACCAAGATCAACCTGCCGGAGCCGTGCCTGCATCGCTCGTCCATCGTCTCTACCGATACGACGATTCTCTACG